AGGGGATTGGGCTATAGCCCCTCTTGGATGTGTAATCCAGAGCCACTCAGGGAGCAGTTCCAGACTGTGTAGCAGCCGTTTTCCGAAACGGTTCCTCTTAAGAGGATCGAGCCGCAGCTGCCTGCACTAGGTCTTAACCTTAAGGTTGAGTCCTGGCGAGTGAAGAAACTTCCTGCCTACAAGCAGGTCGATTCCTAACTTAAGGTACCCTTTGGAGTAATCCAAGTTGGCACCTTCGAAGAAACCCTCGAGCATTGCTCGAGAGAGTTCTCTGTGACAGTGATCTGTAGCTTCGCTCAGATCACTTGTTAGCAGCTCAAAGTCTCTATAGAGCCTTTCAGCTACGGGTGAAGTTTTACCTAGTCTTAGGTCTTCCACCCATTCCCACGCAGGCTCAGCCCGGCTTAAGCCGGCCCGAGCTGATGGGATTTCCTCTAGCAAGGACGTCAGAAGATGTCCTAAAGGCTGGAGGAGTATCGTCACCCACCACTCGTTGGCGGTGACGATCCGTGCCTTCCCTCCCGGCTCTGCCGAGACGGAGGCTCTTACTTGGGGAAAACCCACCAAATGGTAGTTTTCATCAAGTATCTCCCTCTTTTGTCCTGCTTCAGCAGCACATTGAAGGATTTGGAAACCCAGGTTACTGTCGTAACCTGCTCTCCTCATTCCGAGAATCCCTCCCGTTGGGAGGGGATCTCCGAACGCGTATTCCTCTTGATTGTAATCACGAGGAACACATAGCGTAGTGCGCCAATTGACGCCCTCCGCTATTGGGTAGTCTAGGACGTGAGTCCTAGATAATCCGGTGGAGTTCGCCCAGTGGTCGAACTCCATTTGCACTTCTGCGGCTCTGCCGCCGTCTGTGCGACTGTAAGCAAACGAACTTGAGTTCGTTAAGCTCACATGTTCAGGATTCGCAAGGTCCTTTTGGACCTGCGACCTGTTGATTCTTCTCCCGATTCTTCGGGAGAGCAATCTGACTATCTGCATCCTCTCTGGAGGAATGTCGATAGCTGGGCAAGTCAAGTTCACGCGGTGCTTACGCAACGCGTCCTTGATCATCTCCCCCGTTGGGGGAGGCAAGCCCCTTGTAGAGACAAAGTGGGCAAGGCGTGTGCCTTCCCCTTTGCTCTTCAGGCCACGATTAATGACTCTATCGAGCCAATCGTTGCCAGTTTTCTTGAACGAGCCATCTGGCTCAAATCCAGGAAAGTGACAAGGACCTTTCAGTGAAAGGTACTGGTCAGACTTTATGGCATTCGCTTTAACGAACACCATAAGTTTCTTGTAGTCAGCGAGCATCTCTTGATACCCGCTGCTTACAATCTTGCTCACGACCCAGCGGAACTGGGTCTTGACAAAATCTCCACCGTCCAAAAGGAACGATTCAGGAGATGAGAGTAGGAGGGAGTCTTCGACTGCCAACCACACTCTTTCAATCCTCTCCAGTTCACAAACTGGGAGTTTTGACAGCCTATGGGCTATGTCTTTAGACAATAGACCATGGCTTAGGTAGTAACCCGCGAAGCCACGCTTGGCATCACGGGGTACCTCGTCAATATGGCGCAAGCGCCTTCTTCCCTGACGGGAAGATGGAGCGAACACATTAATGTGTACGTCCAATATTGACCACAGCTTGTTGTCGCGGCTTAAGCCGCCGGCAAACCAGCTGTCCGGATCGGGATATACCTCTAAAGAGGTGGAATCCCGGTTTCTATCCGCGAGAGATCCGTC